ATTTGGAAGATTCAATGGATACTTTTAATAAATGGAAAAGACGAGCAAATGACTTTTTGGGAAGGACAACTAAGTAAAGAAGCAAGGCGTGTTTTGGTGATACCTAATATCACCAATTCCGCTAATATAGAAAAGGATTCATTCGTTGATGTTATCTATAACCATATAAAAGGTTTAGAGCAACACGGAGAATACTTTTGGAATATTATACTACCCGAGCCGGTTAAGAAATTGAATTTACTAAATGTAAAGCAGCATATCTTACCCTTCTCTGGTGATATGATTAAAATGCGTACCTATCCGCCGGATTTCAATAAGCTGTTAGAAACATTAGAGTATGATGTTATCTATTCACATTTGCCTGATTGGCCTCAAGTTGGAAGATATAAGAATTCATTTGATACTAAAATAATTGGATATTGCCATTGGTGGGAAATGAAATCCTGCAATGCGGAAGATAGAAAAAATAAATGGAGATGGATGCCAATTGAATTATTAGGTATATCTCAAATGGAAACTTGCTACCTTAATACACAAGACCAAAAGAATAGAGTATTAGAAGAAGCTAAGATTTGGTTCAATGATGAGTTTGTTAAAAAGCTAGATGATATTTTAGTGGTATGGAACTTAGGTTTACCAAAACAAAATGTAATAGAATCAGCATCGGAAGAAAAACGAAATATTATAGTATTCAATCATAGAGCAGCAGCTTATAAAGGATACCCTACTTTCATTAAATTGATGGAGGAATATAGAGAACGAAGACAAGATTTTAGTGTATGGGTGCCTCAATTAAAAGGAACACCGGAACATAATTGGATTGATGCTACTAAACTTCCAAAGCATGAATATTATGGTAGATTACAACAATGTAAAGTTGGTATTCAAATGAGGCAAACAAATTATGGTTGGAGTGTATCGGCAACGGATTGCTTGATGAATGGTACACCAATGATATATCAAGAATCACTATGTTATCAGGAAATAGAACCAAACGGATTGTTCTTTAAATTTAAAAAAGACCTATTTGAACTATTAGACAAGATATTGGATGACGATACTTATAGAAAAGAAAGAGAACAAAAAAGTATTGAAAGAGCATTAGAACTTTCAGAAAATGAAGGAAAGATGCTTATTGAATTACATAAAAAATTAAAAGAATAGATGTATCAAAATTGTTATTATCAAAGAGAAAAGAATTTAGTGCACATTTGGGATGATAAATTGGGATACCGCACTTTCCCATATAGTAGATATGCTTATGAGAAAGCTGATAGAGGTGAATATGTTTCTCTTTATGGTGATAGGCTAACTAAAATATGGAAATTCAAAAAAGATGATCCTGAATTATTTGAATCTGATGTTCCTGAAACCACACGTGTTTTAGTTGATACCTATACCGATTCCGATATTCCATCGGAAGGGCATGTTACGCTTACATACGATATTGAGGTTGAAATGGAAACGGGTTTGCCTGATATGGAAAAAGCAGAGAACGAACTTACAGCGATAGGTTTGCACGATTCTGCTACTGACCATTATTGGGTTCTTATTATGGATAAGGCTGGTAAGATGAAAGAAAGTAATACCGGTAATAGAACTGTAATTCCATTTAGAGATGAAAGGGATATGATTTTAAAGTATTTGGATTTGTATGAAATGATAAATCCAAGTATTGTTACTGGGTGGAACATTGATTATTTTGATACTCCTTACTTATACAATCGTATTAAACGATTATTGGGTGCTAAACACGCTAATAGGCTATCACCAATCGGAGAATGTTTCTGGTCACCATATCGTAAGAGATTCTTTATGGCAGGTGTATCGTATTTGGACTACTTACAATTATATCGTACATACACTTATTCAGAATTGGATAACTATCGTTTAGATTCTATCGCTATGAAAGAACTTAAACGTGGTAAGGTTGAATATAAAGGTAACTTAGATGAATTGTTTAAGAATGATATTGAAAAGTTTATTGAGTATAACTTAATTGACGTTGACCTCGTAGTATCATTGGATAGAAAATTACAATTCATTGATTTGTGTAGAGGTATATGCCACGCTGGACATGTTCCGTATGAAGATTTCGTTTACTCATCTAAATACTTAGAGGGTGCGATGCTTACTTACCTTAAAAGAAAGAATATTGTAGCACCAAACAAACCTGCGGATAGACAAGAACGTATGGAAGCAATCCGTGAGAATCACGAAGAGAAGTTTATTGGAGCATATGTTAAAGCACCTATCGTTGGTAAATACGAATGGATATATGACTTGGATTTAACTTCACTTTACCCATCAATCATTATGACTGTAAACATCAGTCCTGAAACTAAGATTGGTAAGATTAATGATTGGGATGCACAAAAGTTTATGAAAGGTGAAGTTGATATGTACACAATTGGTGATAGGCAGATTACAAAAGAAAACTTAAAGAAACTATTTGAAGAAGCTAAGTGTTCGGTAGCATCAAATGGTGTCCTATATAAAACTGATAAGCCGGGTTGTATCCCTGATATTCTTAATTTATGGTTTGACCAAAGGGTTGAATTCCGTAAGTTGGAGAAGAAGTTTGGTGAAGCTGGTGATAAAGAAAAATACGCATTTTATAAGAAAAGACAGCTGGTACAAAAGATTCTATTGAACTCTCTTTATGGAGTATTAGGATTACCTGCTTTCCGTTTCTATGATGTGGATAACGCTGAGGCGGTAACACTAACAGGTCAGACCGTAATTAAATCAACTGCGGATATGGCTAACATTAAATACAACAAAGAGTTGGGAACTAAAGGCGGTGATTATAACATTTATATTGATACTGATTCCGTATTCTTTTCAGCAGTTCCTATCTTAGATTTTAGATTTCCTGATTGGAAACAAAGAGAAGATAGTGAGATTGCACAATTAGTGGATGGTATAGCTGGTGAAACGCAGGATTTCTTAAATAACTTTTATGATGTATTGGCTGAAAAAATATTCAACGTAGCAAAAGAAAAACATCGTTTCCAAATTAAAAAAGAGTTTGTTAGTAGAAGTGGTATTTGGATTGCTAAGAAAAGATACGCACAATGGATTGTGGCTGAGAATGGTATTCCGATGGATAGATTGGATGTGAAAGGATTGGACGTAGTACGTTCATCGTATCCGGCCGAGTTCCGTAAATTTATGGGTGAAGTTCTTATTCAAATTCTAAAAGGTGATACTGAAGATATTTTGACTGATAAGATTCAGGCATTCAAAAAAGATTTGGTTAATATGGATGTAACTTCAATAGCTAAGAATTCGGCTGTAAAGGAATTATCTAAGTACATGCCTAAGAAACCAACGGCAATGTTCCAATTTGCATCAGCAACTCCGGCGCACGTTAAAGCAGCAATTGCACATAATCAATTATTAGTTCACTTTAAATCTCCATCTAAATACGAACCAATGAGAGATGGTGATAAAGTTAAATGGGTATATCTAAAACAAAACCCATACGGATTAGAGGGATTGGCATTTAAAGGATATAATGATTCACCTGAGATTATGGAGTTGGTAACTCAATATATTGATTATGACAAAATCTTTGAAAGGGAGTTATTAAAGAAATTAGAGGATTTTTATGGAGCATTAGGATGGGGAGAGGTACTTTCCGCAGCTAAAACCGCTGAAAAATTCTTTTCATTTTAATTTGGTAGATTGAATAATTTTTCGTATATTTGTATTTCTAAAACTTAAACTATAAAAAGTATATTATGAACAAAAGTAAATTTGATGGTTTTATCAATCGTTACAACCTTGGTGGTGAGATTGAATCCGTTATGGTAAAAGCCGATGGTAAGAATCTTTCAGTAAGAATGATTTCAGATGACAAAACTCTATTGGGTGATGTTACTGTAGCTGAAAAGGATTTTCCAAAAGGTGAATTTGGCATCTACACTACATCACAATTAAAAGGATTGTTGAGTGTATTGGATGAGGCAATCACTGTAGAAGAAACAACTGGAGCAGTTAAGTTCGCTGATAAAGGTACTAAGGTACAATATATGTTAGCAGCACCTTCAGTAATTCCTGCGGTACCCGATTTGAAGGCTTTGCCTGAATTTGATGCAGAGATTACACTTAATGATGACTTTATTAACAAGTTCATCAAATCTAAAGGTGCATTGGCTGATGCTGATACATTTACATTCACTTGTAAAGGTGGAAGTGGTGAAGTTATATTGGGTTATTCTTCAATTAACTCTAACCGAATTTCAATCGCTGTAGATTGTAAATGTAAAGAAGATATTGAACCAATAGCATTTTCAGCAAAGTATTTGAAAGCTATCTTAATGGCTAACAAAGGTTCTAAGACATCTTCATTAAAGATTTCATCTAAAGGATTATCACACGTATCGTTTACCGATGGTGATTACACTTCAAACTATTACCTCGTAGAAATTAAGTAATTATGAGCTTTTGGGATACCGAACCACAAAAACCTGTCTTTGACTTTGATGTTGAAAAACAAAAGTTAAAAGAAAACATGGACTATCTAATGACGATGTCTGTGCAGGAGCAAACTTTATACAAAAAGTGGGTAGAGTTGCAAGACCCTACAATGATTCAGGCTAAATCCCAAATTGCATCTTATTATGACCTTCAATGGAGACCAACTGACATCAACAATAAGGAGCTAACGATCAAAGAAATTGAATCGTTAGACCCTTACGTTGAGATTGTGGATGATGCCAAAGAATCTACTAAGTGGGCAGCGGTAAGACGAATGATTCACACAATGGATTTTACAGCAAACCCTGGCAGAAATGTAAAGATTAATGTAAAAGATAGAACAAGCGGAAAGTTATTAGGTCAAATCTCTTTAGCATCCGATGTAACCGCATTAGGTGTGAGAGATAACTTCATTGGTTGGACTAAAGATGATAAATTTGTAAAAGGTAAGTTAAATAATACAACTATTGCTTCTACAATTGTATGTACTCAACCATTGGGTTATAACTTCTTAGGTGGTAAGTTAATCGCTATGATGACTACGGTGCCGGAAGTAAGAGAGTATTGGAAGAAGAAATATGAGAATGTACTTATAGCAGTAGGTACAACATCTTTGTATGGTATCCATTCTCAATACAATGGTATTCCACTTTTCAAAACTTTAGGTGAATCGGCTGGTAAGATTAGCATTAAGCCGGATGATAAGTATTATGACCCTTGGCATCAATGGTTAAAAGAAAATCGTGCCGAATGGTATAAAGAAAATATATCAGATGAGAGAGCTCGTAATGGTGCTAACATGGGATATGAAGCTAACGGACCTGTTAGTGGTATCAAACAAAAGATATTAGGACAAATCTTTAAAGAATGTGGTATTAAGGCAACTGAATATCATCACGGATTTAAAAGAGGTGTGTATATGGCTATGATGTATGAGAATGGTTGTGAATTCCTTCGTAACGAAATTACCGAAGATAAACTAATCATCAAAGATAAGTTTAAGCAAGGTACAGAATACATCAATAAATGGTGGAAAAAACACGCTATTAGTAGATACACAAAACTACATGATGAAGGCAGAATCAAACCTGAACATTTATTCTACATAGATGCGATTGGAATCAGCTGGGAAGAAATGAAAGAAAAATATTTGGGAGAAGTAGGAAGATAAAAAAAAATAAAATTATGGCAAAGAAAAAACAAAAAGAAGAAGTAAAAGAAGTTGAATTTGAAACCCCAACTCAAAATGATCTGGGTGTAATTTCAATCCAACAAAAAAAATATGAAGATTGTGAATGGTGTTTTCAATTTGATGAAGATAAACCACAAGTATTTGCTTGGACAGATGACCAATTAAATAAGCAAGAAGACCCTAAAGTAATTTTTACAATTACAAATGTAGAAAATTCTTATATTACATTTACAAATGGAGAATCTGGTAAATGTTTTAAAATATTTGCTAGAGAATTATCCGATGAAGGTAGAGTAATGAGAGAAAAACAAAGAGAAGCTTTTAGTTTAAAAGAAGCTGATATGGAAAATTTTGACCAAAAAATGGAAGAATATGCAAGTGAGAATAAAGAAGCTTAATCCAAACGCAGTAATTCCAACATACGCTAAAGCTGGTGATGCTGGAATGGATTTAGTAGCAACTTCAATAATATCAGAAACTATAACTGATGTTACCTATGGTATGGGTATAGCATTGGAAATTCCTTATGGATTTGTAGGATTAATATTTCCTCGTTCATCTGTTAGAAAATATGATTTGGCATTAACAAATTGTGTAGGTGTAATTGATAGTGGGTACAGAGGTGAGTTACAAGCTACATTCAAAAAAACTAATTGGTTGAAAGGTAATGAATCTGAAAAATACCAAATAGGTGATAGAATTGCACAAATTATGATTATACCACATCCACCTATTGAATTTGTAGAAGCAGAAGAATTATCAAATACCGAAAGAGGCGAAGGCGGATTCGGTTCAACTGGAAAATAAAAAAATATGTTTGAATATCAACAAGAAGAAAATAACCACTCATTATGGGTAGAAAAATATCGCCCAAATAAGTTGGTAGATTATGTAGGTAATGAGCACCTAAAATCAAAAGTAGAAACTTATTTAGAAAGTGGAGATGTACCACATTTACTATTATACGGTAGAGCAGGTACGGGAAAAACTACGTTAGCAAAATTAATTGTTAAATCGTTAGATTGTGATTATATGATTATCAACGCATCGGATGAAAATAACGTTGAGACTGTAAGAACAAAAGTAAAAAACTTTGCATCTTCTATGGGATTCAAACCATTTAAGATTATCATAATGGATGAGTTTGATTATATGTCACAAAACGCTCAGGCAATCCTTCGTAACTTAATGGAAACATTCTCTAAACATTGTCGATTCATCTTAACGTGCAACTATGTTGAGAAAGTAATCGAACCAATTCAGAGTAGATGTCAATCTTTCCAAATCATTCCACCAACTAAAAAGGATGTAGCAATTCAGATGAGTAAAATTTTGAAAGCTGAAGAAGTGGAGTTTGACCCAAAAGATTTAGTTCCAATAATTGATGCTAGTTATCCTGATATTCGTAAGGTAATCAATACTTGCCAACTTAACTCGCATAAAGGTAAGTTGAAAGTGGATGTGCAAAATCTATTAGAGAATGATTACAAATTAAAAGTATTGGATATTCTTAAATCAAATGATGATAAAAGAAATAAATACATGAAGTTAAGACAGGCTATAATTGATAGTAGAGCATCGGAGTTTTCAGAATTGTACACACTACTTTATGATAAGGTAGATGAATATGCAGCTGATAACACATCGGGCGTAATCCTTATTTTAGGTGATAGTATTGCTAAATCTGCGGTAGCAATTGATAAAGAAATTATAGCAGCATCAACCTTAATACAAATTTTAAATATAATATAATATGGCTAACATTATCGGACAGGGGGAGATTCCACAAATGGGCGGAATGCAACCAAAACTAGATATATCATCATCAACACCAATGGTGTGTGAAAAATGTGGATATAATGTGTTCATCCCAGCTATGAAACTTAGAAGATTATCTAAGTTGGCGTATGGTGGTGACCAAGACGTTCATATTCCATTTCAAATCGCAGTTTGTGGTGAATGTGGTGCTGAACAAGAGTTTTCAAAACAAATAGAACTTAAAGCTTTAGAAGCTAAAGATAAGATGAATAAAAAAGAAGATTAATGGCTAAAACATTATTCGACCATATAAATGCAATAACGCAAGATAAAGACCCAAAGTATTGGGATAAGCTTGATGAGAGCGATAAAAAGACATGGAGTAACTATATGATACTCCGTTTTCTTTCTATGAAATCCGAATGGATAGAGTTGATAGCAGATATATCACCTTACATTCAGGAAGCTCCACCAAAAGCAATGTATCTTGCTCTTATCGGATTGATACCAAAGACTAGAGCATTCTTAAAATATATGAAACCAGCTTCAGCCGATAAGTATGAAGGTTGGGTTATTGAGTTAGTTGCAAAGTATTATGAAGTATCTAAGTTAGAAGCTGAGGATTATGTTCATATACTTTATCAAACAACCGCAGGTAAGCAACACATCAAAGAAATTGCGGAGGCTTATGGTACTGACACTAAGCAAATTACTAAATTAAAACTCAAAGTTTAATTTGGTATATTCACCATTTTTTCGTATCTTTACATTATGGCAAAAGTATCATTTTCGCAGTACTCAATGTGGAGTAGCTGCCCACAACAATATAAGTTAAATTACATAGATAAGTTAGGTGAAAGTTCTGGAAACATTCATACTATCTTTGGTAGTTCAATGCACGAAACTATTCAACACTATCTTTCAGTA